GTTGTTAAACCATGATTTGGTATTGTTAGAACTAATTGACCTGTATGTGAAGTATAAACCGCATTTGTCGCTGTAAATGCATTTGCACCTGTAGCAGCAAAATTACCCTTACGTATTGAATTAATACCAGCACTGACAAATCTGTGCTCAAATGCTAAATCTGTAACACCAATTGCAACAGAACCACCACGATAACCTGAACCAAATGTTAAATCCTCAAAGAACTCAAATGCATGACCACCACCTTGATATGTGTGTGGAATAGTGCTTGCACCTGCCTGAACTTCAAATGTTCTATCAGAGACAATACCAACAACAAATAATGGTCTCTCGTGGTCTTGGAAGATTGTTGTTGTTACTCCCACATATCCACCACCACCAATAGTCTTAACTGAGTTTGCAGCAGCAGAAACAAATGTATGAACATATTGGTCACTCGCAGATGATGCACCAACATTAACTCTAAAGGTATTTGTAGTAACATTACTGACTGTTAGATATTGACCAGCAGCAGGGTCGGTTGCACGAGGATAGCAATGAGTAGAATTGTTACCATCTTTATCACATGTAAAGCATATTGAACCTGTATCAAGAACAACCGCATCACCATTTACAAGTCCGTGATTAGCGATTGTCAATACTAATATACCATTTGCTGGATTATAAGTTGCATTTGTAGGTGTTCCTACAACTGTCTTAGGACATCTAAACTCTAAACCTTTTAATTTAACTGTATTAGGTCTCTCAAGTGCAAAACCGTGAACTTTCTCTGTCGTAACAGTAATAATACCAGAAATATTATCATAAGCAGCAGTTTGAATACCAAGATTAAATCCAGAGGATGTAGCGATACCTACAACACTTGTGATTCCACCATTTGCATCTTTAAATGCTTTCACTTTAGCACCCTGTAATGGTGCATATCCTGTGCCTGGTGTAGATCCTAATGATACTATTAGTCCACCTCTTGGGACTTGGTTTTGATTTATATCAAATTCGGATACGATGAAATCACCATTTGTAGATGTGATACCACTAAACTCTACAGTTGATATACCAGCATTTGTATCAGATATGAATTCATAATTACTACCAGTATTATTAACGGTTTTAGGAGTCTGGAATACGCCATTAATGAATAGAACTCCATTTCCTACGCCAATACCTGAAGATGTATTTGCACCTCCAACTGTTAATGAATATGTTTTTCCAATTCCTGTAAAATTATCTGATATATCATCAAATAACATATTTGTTGTATAATTTGCTCTCAAGAATGTTCTACCACTGAAATTAGCTTTTACGAATGGTAAATTAGTTTCATCTCTTCTTGATCTATTATTTCCTTTAGGTGGATCTGCAAAGAATACAGTGCTATCTACAATATTAAAGGCACCTCTATGAACCCTTACTGTACTATTTGCTGTGTGTACTGTTGCTCCTATGCCTAATTGTCCTCTATCAACCTTAACCACTGGTAAAGTCGCAATACCAAGTGCAACATCAGTTGAATCATTAATTATACCTGTAGGAGTGCTTGAAAAACCAACCTCAGTTACTTTTACATATTCATCATTAATTTTTAAGAAATCTCTTGGTTGAACTGAACTAATACCACTTAACACAAACTGGGTTAATCCAATACCAATTGTACTATTATGTGTAAATCCATCGAAAATACCTAATGTATGTGTAATGGATGTAAATGTAATTGGTTGTTGAACAACACCATCTAAACCAATGATAGTTTTTGTAAGTTGTTTTCTCATAGACAACTTATGAGCATTACCAGCTCCTATTCCTGTAAATGTTACTGCATTTCCTGATGTCACATATTCAGGTCTTGTGTATAATTCAAATCTATTTTCATCAAGAACTTTCGCATAAACGGTGCTTGGTAATAGTGTTGTAACAACTCCAGAAACATTTTCAGTAGAACCAATAGATATAGCAGTTCCTGCAATTCCTATGAATGTTGAGTCTGGGGTATATGTTAATTCTTCATTTGTATTAAAGAAATGACTATTAATTGTGATTACGCTTGAAGTTGTGCTTATTGTTCCAACAGGATTAAATGTCTTTGAATATATTGGAGTACCAAGATGTTTTAATACAAAATCTTTTTTATTTGCTCTAAGTCCAGCTGCACCATCATATGTTGATAGGAATAATTTTTGATTTACAGTTCCATAAGATAAATCAGGTGGAGTATTATCAAAATCACTTGAAGTATATAATATTTGATTAAATGATTGAACTTCTATTAATGAATCAAATTCTGTATCAGGATAGAATCTTAAATTAATATCATCACCCACTATTTCACCACCAAATGTACCAATACCAGTTGTAGAACCTGTAGATACAAATGGATATTGGACTGTTAGTATATCATCAACATCTCTTATTGATATGATTTGATGAACCGCTGATGTCTCACCACATGATACTCTAACTAATGATTTAACACTACTATCAATATCTTTATTGATTGTAGCATATGTGATTGTGCTTGCTGTTCCAGTAACATAACCAGATTCTAATCTTGCACTTCTTTCAGCACCAGCAGGTTGACCAGCAACTGAAAATCTAAATGTTCCAATTCCAGCAGCTGTCGAACCTAATCCTACGATATTTGATCTTATATCCAGTGGATTGACTCTATCATTTTCGACCTGTAATTTAATAAGATTATTTTCAACTCTTGCAGTTACAACTCCAACTACACTATTACTTAAACCAGATTTTGTATCAACATATGTCTCTGCAATTGTCGTATCTGTTCCATCAAAGTCAACAATAACCTCATTATAATTTATTTCCTTTGTAACACTATCTTGAACAAATATGGTTGCATATAAAGAATTGAAATCAAATGTTGGAACTTCAATAATAGATGAAGTTGTAAATCCAATTGTTGTACTACCTACACCAGTATTAACACCAGTCAAGTCAACACTGCCAATTCCATTCGTACCTATTCCTGCTAAATCAGTATTGAAATCAATTTTGAGTAATTTTATATCGTGATCCTTTATGAATTTTTCAGTTGGTTCAAATAATAAATTTTTAGTTCCAGATGGTAATATTTCAGTTTCAAAATCACCTAGTTTAACAGTTGTAAAATCAGTAGTTTTTTCAAGAAGATATGCATTACTCTCATTTGTTATTGTAACAATTTCACTAAATTGAGTGTCAAAAGTATCTGGATCAACTATTTGAATAAGATAATGTGCAAAATCTTCAAGCAATGGTTCAATAACAGTATTTGTACTCTCAAATCCATCACTAGAGAAATTACTACTTACGTCATCATGTAATAATACCCTATTTGTTTTACATCTTGTAAAGTCAGTTAAAGTTCTATTTTGAATTGTAAGAAACTTAGAACCATTTACTCTAGTATCAAAATCTCTTGCAAAATCAAAATTATTAATAGCATCTACTCTTTGTTTATCATTAAGTTCTAAAACATTACCAACATCTAACACAACAGTTTGATTTGAATTTCTGACAGTACCAAATCCAACAGCGAGATTTGATGTAATTGCTGTATCAGCAAAGTTTTTAAGTCCAGATGGATGAACTAAACGATTAACTGGGTTTACAAATTTCTCCCACTCAACTGAACTCTTAACTGTATATGAGAGATTTTGATAATAGTCATTATCAGGAATAACTTGATAATCTTCGTTTAATTTACCTATATCATCTAACCATCCATATTCTTGTCTATTTGAAAAATCAGTTGTAAATTTAGCTTGATTATCTACAACGCTTGTAATTTCAGCAGATACATTACTTAATTCACCTTTTATTCGATCACCTTTTTTGATTTTAAATTTACCATCAATCTTAATATAATCATTTCTTACCTCTATAACTTTTAAATCTGTAATGATATCACCAACAATTAAAGTCTCTTTTAATTCAAAGACACCTCTTGATTGAATGGGTTCAATTACAGGATATTTTTTCTTATTAATCAGTGTAGCATAACCAGACTGGAAAGTTTTAGCGATACCAGGATTTGTAGTAACTCCTGCTGTGCTAAATTTTAATATACATTGTGTTGCAACTATGTAATCGTCAACATTAAAGAATTGATAATTATAATTATCTGAATTATAACCAGTCCCTTCAATTGTTGTATTGGTTGATATTCCACCCTGTGTAGCACCTATTCCTGCTTCTCCAACTCTTTGTATTCCCTCAACATATACTTCATCACCAACTGCAAATGGTTGCTCATCAAAACCATTTATAGGTGTCTCAAGGAAACAAGTTACTACTCCAGAATTACTAATTTGAAGTGAATTTATACCAACACCATTTGAATTATTAATTGAAATAATTTTATGAACTACTGAATCTAATCCAGTTACAGGTGATAAAACATCAACTCTAGATATTGTTTGGTTTGGTGTAACTGCCTGTAAAGAAAGTCTGTCAACAACTGTATTTGTAACAGGATTAAATACAATCAAATTTGGTGTGCTCATGAAATCAGCACCACCACTTACTATATTAACCGAGTCAATAATATCTAAATTATCGATATTTACAACAGGAGATATAAATGCTTCTGGACTTAAAGTTTTATCTGAAGAATATTCATATCCTATATCAACTATTCTTATTTTTTTAATTCTTCCGATAGTATTAGATGATGCAATGATATTTGCATCAGTACCCGACTCACTATTGACTGATTTGAATTGTGGTAGTTTTTTATAATTAAATCCTGGTGATAATATATCTAAGTCTTTTATTGACCCGTGCACAGAAGTTGATCTGGTAGAATATTCTAATTTTTCACAATCGCTATTTGTATAACTTAAAAATTCAGGTATTTTTGGTGAAACTTGGAATGTATCATCAGTAACGTTGAAAATTTTATATTCACCATTATACTCACTATCAATAAATCTTATTTCAGAGTAATTAGATACCTCTGTATCTGCGGTGCTTATATATCCTCCCTTTGTTAAACCATAGTATAATCTACCTGGAGAAGATTCTGAGAATTGAACTGTTAAATTAGCACCGACTGGATCAGTATTATTTGTTCCAATACCAATTGTTCCTGCAGTTCCTACATTAAATGAACTTGAGTCTTGTGAACTAAAGTACTCATTTGTTAGTTCTCTATCATAAAAAAGTTTAAAATCAAAATCTGCTAAAGTAGTGCTTGATAATCCAAAGTTTAATTTTGAATTTTTAACAACATCAATTCTTGGGTTAATAAGAGATATTGATTGATCTCCACCTGTATTCGCTGTGATATTAACTGTTCTTACTGGATCAGAATTAATATCACCAAAAGTTTCTGCAAGTTGGAATCTTCTACTACTTACTCTATTAATAAAATAAGTTCCAGTGCTTAATCCAGTTGCACCACCATCATAGAAGACTTTATCTCCTGTTTTAAATCCATGATTTTCAATATCAATTTGATTGGTTTCTACATCTGAAGCAGTAAATAATATTGGGTCAATAATTAATTTTTCAAATTCATCATTATAATTTACAGATACAGGTGTTGTTGTACCATTTCCAACATGAAGATTTGGAACAACATTAAGTCTGATAATATCTCCCTCAACAAGATTATGTGTTGTTGTATTTGCAGTAGATACATTAGTTGATACTGTAGTTACTATTCTGTCAATATCACCTGTAATTCTATCCTCTGTTGTTTGTAAATTATATAATCCTGAAGAAATACCTGAATTTGATCCTTTAGAATAGAAGAATAATCCTTCACTCGTGCTTCCGATACCAACTCTAGTAGTCACAAGACCAATATTATCTTCGCCTTTATCAATTACAAATACATCTGTTTGATTAAGTCCAAGGAATGGTAGTTTAAACTCATTAACTAATGGTGTAGTTCCTACATCAAAACGATTTGCTCCAACCCGTTTATGTAATTCTAATTTTTGACCTGTTTTGAATGGGTGATTTGGTATATGAATTGTTCTAGTTGGTATTGAAATAGATTCTTTTATTTCACCAGTTACTCTTTCTACTTCGATTGCACCACCAGGTGTTGTACCAACTCCAACAGATTGAGGACCATTAAAGAATATAATTTGTTTTGGTTTTGATGTAAATTGAGATGTTTTTACTGGAATACTAATGCGATTGTTTAAAACATCGATATTTGATCCTAACGTATGTGCAATACCAGTATGTCTTAATACTCTTATTACCTTTCTAAGAGGATGTAAATTCAGAACTTGTAAAGTTTCAACATCAGAAGTATTTCCAGAACCAACTCTTAATGAACCACCAATGGAAATTGTATTAGGTATTTGAGTAACATATATGTCTTGTATTAAACCTGCATTAGAACCAATAGTCATTGATTTAGCAAGACCAATAGTGTCTGTTTTAACACCAATATTAAATGAATTAGTTAAATTGACAATTGAACTACTTAAACCAGATATTGATACAGAAGTTTGATCATTAAGTTCTATATGAGGTAAGAATGATGCTTCAACCTCATCTCCACTCTTCCACTCAAAAGTTGCTCCTGCAAAAGGAGTAATTACTGTATCAATACGAGAGATTCCAATACCAACAATTTCATCTACTTGTGCACGGAACCCAGAACCATTTGTACCTTCATCATCAAATTCTGTTAAATCACCAACTTTATACCCACTACCACCATTTAAAATTGTAAATCCATCAACTCCACCTTTTGTAACAGATTCAATTTTTGAAACTTGTCTTATTTTTTCATAAGATTCAATTACAAAATCATTTCCAGCAAATGGTTCATCAACATTATATGGTAAAGTATTTCTTCTTAAACCAGAATTATTAAAATCAAACTCTTGATTTAATATTTGATTTTCAGCAATTAAAGGTGAACGATAAGTGTTTCCAATGAAATAAGGATATGATCCCTCTAATTTATTAGTATTAGTACCTAATCCAACAGTTGTAAAGTATGCATAGACTCCATTTGGAAATTCTGGTGTTTTTCCAAATCTACCATTATGAATATCAAGGTCTCCAGTTCCGTTAAAGTAGTGATCTTCAACAAAAAACCCTGCTGTGTATCCAGCTGGACGATTTTTAACATTACTTATGTTAAGGACATATGATGGTGATATAATTTTTAAGGAAGAGTTTATATCATCAGGATCAGAATAACCAAAAGGACCGTATATTGGATTACCATCATATGCCCAACCAACAATCGGTGAATGACCTGTAATCTTATCAAATTCTCCACTTCCAGTAACAGTAAATGTACTTTCAAAATTATCTGCTATATCTTGAGAATATCCTAAGATACTAAATCTTAAAGTTCCTTCCTTTGTTGATAAAAATGAATCACCAAATCTATGTGTATTGTTAAGTGTAAGACTTCTTACTCTAGCAGCATATGCACCATTTGAACCTCTAGAGAATGCTCTAACCTCTGTGGTATTACTATCATATCCAATACCAGTATTAGTCACAATAGCATCAATTACTTGCCCATTCTCAACGACAGGACGTACAACAGCACCAGCACCAGCACCAGTTGAAATAACTCTAATCTCAGGACTTGAATTATATTCTCTACCCCTATTCACAACTGCAACATCAGTTATTTTACCATTTACGATAATAGGTTTAAATTCTGCAAATCTTCCATTTTTTATTGTTACTTTAGGAGTTACCTCTTTGTCAAGTATATTAGAACCATAATTTGTACCTGATTCATAAAGATATCCACCTATTAATTTTCCTGTAACAACAGGATTAATAATTATATCACCAGTGATTGTTGATCCATAAGAAACATCAACATTTACTTTGATTTGTGGATAGTTAAATATTTGGAATCCTTGACCTGATGATTTGAAATCTACAAATTTACCACGATTGAAATCATTTCTTGATGTTCCACCAACACCTGCATTTGCTAATTTAAAGGAATCATCATTTAATTTTTTAATAATATAAGATGTTGTTGTGCTTAATCCTTGCACAGGTGTAGTTTCTGCAGAATACTCAACTATTTCACCACTTTCAAATCCATGATTATCAAAAAATATTGTATTAAATGATGAGGATATTCCAGATGGTTTAACCCTTAATTTACGATGAGTATATCCAGAACCCTCCTCTAACACTTTAACTGCAACTAAAGTATTTTTACTCTCTGTTCTAAATTTATGAATACCACTTGCTGCTGTATCAGTTGATAATCCAACGGTGTTGATACCTGCATTACCAAATAATGCGTCTACTCTACTATTAAATAACCTAACTGTCGTCGGATTGACAGATCTTACAAAGTATGGAGCACCATCAGATAAGGTTGTATCTACTTGATTAAGTAAATCATACGCAGTTCCAATACCAATTGGGTTATTACCATTTGAACCATAGTAAACAATTTCTCCATTATCTAAATTATGTTGTGTTTTGAAAGTTATGGTTTCATTAACAATATCAACACCACCATTAAAGAAAATATCTCTACTATCAAATAATAATTCTCTATTTCTAGTTCCTAATATAGGTTGTAATACACAACCAGTTCCATTACCACCTGTTAGAGAAATACTTGTTATTTGGTCAATATCAAATTCTTGAGGGTCTACAAATACTTCTTTAACTGTTCCTTGTATTATTGGTTCAACCTCTGCACCAATTCCACTGCTTGTTTCAATACCAACGACTGGAGGATTGACAATATCATACCCATCTCCCCCATTTAATAAATCAACTGACTCTAAAGGTCCAAAAAATATCTGATTATCAGAAATAGGTGAACGAATTTGAACACCATTAATTAATATTCCGATATCGTTAGTGGGAATATCCTGATTTGAACTTACAAATAAATTTTGTGATAATGGTATTTTTCTTAAAATTTTATCTGGTTCTAAATTTCGACTTGAATGCCTTTGTAAAACAAATTTATGAACATCAGTTGTGGAGGTAGTTGGACCAATTTGAACAGTGCTTCCAGAACCAATTTGTGCTGTAGAATTAAAAATTCTTATTTTTGTTATATTTTGATTTGGGTCACTAGGTATAACAGGATCTACAAAATATGTTCTTCCAGTATCTAAACCTACTAAAGCTTCACCTTCTGGTTGATAAGTGACTGGATCACCCTGAATGAATTTTATATTTCTACTGACATTAAAATTAATAAAACTGAATTTTTGATTTAGAGGATTAAAACCATCTAATCCTGTAGCAGTGCCTCCAGTTAATGTTTCCTCAACAATATCAGTTGTAATATCATAACTTGGGAAAGAGTTTGATGCAACATAACCATCAACATTACCATCAGTATAAACACTTAATACATCTGCGATAATCTTATTATTTCCCTCTTTTATACCTACACCAGAACTTGTTGCAGTCTCTACTTTTCTACGTATATCATATTTTTGATTTACATCTTGAGTAAATCCTGCGATATTTGACGCTGTAATTTGATTTAAACTAATATCTATACTTCCAACAGAACCTCCACCAACAATAACTTGCTCATTGCGTTTTAAAATATCAAATCTATCACCTACTTTCAATGATGATTTATCTATCGGTGTATTTAACGTAAAAGTTGAACTTCCAAATGGTATTTCAACTTCAAATCTTGAACTTGTGTTATAAATCCAAGAATTTGCAAAGATTTGTTTATAATTTTCATTATCATTTTCTATTTTTTCACCAATATTCTTTACAAAGAAATTTTCACCCTCGTTTATCAAACTTATATCGGTGATTGGAACTAATTCAGATAATACCCCAGTAATTCTTAAATCAACTCTTTTTGATAAATCACCATTCTCAAATCCAAAGATAGTCTCCTCTGCCCTTATATTATCGGCAGTTGCAATTCCAACCCCTACACCAGTAACACCAAAAAATTGATTAATTGTTTTGGAGGTATAATCAATGTGATTATTTTGACCACTAACAATTGTTCCTGTTGTACCAAATCCTACTGTTGAATCAACGTTTATAATTGTAGCACCTACAGGTACATGATCCAATACTTTTGTATTTCCCGAAACTGTAAATACACCTTCAATTAGGTCACGATCACTAAATCCAACAAATAATGCTATCTTATAATAATTTTTACCCTCTCTCTTTATTATTTCAACCTCAGAAACTGATGCGTTTGTTCCAGTATCAGTTGATTTGAAAATTGTTTGACCAGTTAAATTTTGTGGCTCACCATCTGGTGTTATTAAATCTGCTACAATAACTTCACGACGTATGAACTCTGCATCAGATGGTTTTATCAGATTACCCTCTAAATCTAATACTCTTGATTCTACACCATATAATACTTTAAATAAAATTCTAATTGATTCTTCAATACCTTTTGATTGATAGAATGAACGTGCAAATTTAACAAAATTACCTACGTCTAAGTTATCTGCAAAATCATTATTCTCCAAACCAGGTAAAAAAGTTTTCTTCATCTTCTTGAAGAATTCCTGAATGAATAATACAGATAAATTCGTTAGAGTTGATCCAGATGCATGCTCTGCCGCTGTTGTTGAACTAAATTCTAAACTTTCTTGATTTACATTAAGTAAAGAAGATGAAACCCCGACATTATATCCAGTAATACCACTAAATCCTCTTACACAACCAGTAAATGTATTAGTTGTAATACCTGTATAAGTAATAATCTCATCATTGATTTTAAATAATCCATACTCAGATGGAAAACCTTTCGTGCTAGGAACAGTAATTGTAGTATCTGTTGTTGACACATTTGCAGAAATTGTTGTAACACCAACAACAACTTCAGGTACAAGATTGTCAACTTTTAAATATTGATCAAGATTACTTACTAAATCAACAGGTCCACCTTGATACTCTTGTGATATGTAATACGTTTTTAAAAAATCTACTGCCTTATCGAAATCAGTTACAACAAACTCAGGTAACTGATTTTCAATAATAGTATTGACTTTTATTCTTTTGTCAATTTGTGACATAAATTATTTCCTCTCCAAATCTCCATTAGAGTAGCTAGATGTGTAATAATCTCTGGTGAATACAACTCCTGAAATATCTTCTCCCGAAGCAATTACATCTTTCACTGTATTTATTGTACTCTTAGAAACGTCAAAATTGAGGTATAAATCTTTCAATCCAACAACATCATTCGATTCTGGGAAAGCTTGAACTTCAATAATATTATTTTGACTAACAGTTGATGTTATATTAATTGTATTCAAGATTACTTCACCCTTCATGTAATCAACACTACCAGCATCTTTAACAAGAACTCTTTGTTGATTTTTATTATTTTTAGAAACGACTGATAGTGTTCCCATATTACTACCATTTAAACTACCTGCCCCATTTTTATGAGGTACATCTGTTAAATATGCGATATCATTAAAACCATTTATTCTAAATCCAGTGCTCTTAATATTAAAACCTGCAGGATTTATATTGAAACGATTACCGAAACAAAGTTCATATTGTGCAAATTGATTTAATAATGCCTTTAAATCTCTTCTTATCTTGACTTTAGTTATATTAGATGTTATCCCATTATCGATTCTATCAATCAATGTACTAACTTTACTATATTTGAATCTACCACCAAATTTATTCAACTCTACATTATTAGCATACTTATTCAGTCCAGAGATAATATTGGTTCTTAAATCATTTGCTGATGATATCTGAGATGTATTATAATAAACATTACTCTCTACTTCCACATATAGTAATTTTAAATCAACTATTTCTGAATTTATACCAGCGATAGCGTAATTTTTTAATTTGTTTTTAATTTGTGATTTGTCAAAATCAGATACAAAGGTTCCGTTTTTTGGTTTAATACTTATTTGTACTTTACCAAATTGTGGTGGGTCTAACTCTTCACCACCAATAACTGCAACAGATTCAGTTTGTGGAAATATTGTGCCAATTATTGCCTCATAATCTCTAGGTGTAACTGCTCTATATTGTGCTGAGTAGAGTCTTGGAGCAAAATACTTAATAGAGGACACATTTTCAACTTCAGCACCATTAGAAGCGTTTGAGAGGGTGTTGATTGTCACACTATCAGTTAAATTTAAGAATGCACCATCATCTTTTTCAAAGGTTCCTTGGAAACTAAAATTAGATGGACCATTACCATCCTCTCCATCAGTCACAACATAAGTTACAGTGACAATACTTTGATTTTCTAATTTTCTACCAAATAAACCATCACCAAATAATATTTCATATTTTTCATCTTGAACCTCTTGAGCAAGAAATATTTCTGAATTTTTATCAATATTTAATATATTATCAACCATTTTATATTTTCTTCCTAGACCTGTATCATTCACTCCCTTCACATACACACGAATTGTTGAACTATCAATATTTGGACTATCAATAATAAATCTTTGATCAACAGACGTATCTATTACAAAAATTCTCTGAAGGTATGTTCCCTCAAAAATCGTTATTGGTCTTGTAAATTGTGCAAAAGATGTGCCCGATATGTCTACTACTCTTGATGATGTAATACTATCTGGTATTGAAAATCTAAATGTAGACCCCTGTGTATTACCTACACATACCAATCCAGACCTCAAAGTAATAAATTTTGGTGTATTTGTATTTGTTGTACCTAAGTTTATATCTGATATATTAATTGTAGCAGTTGCAGAGGTTCTTGAACGTGGAACATACCCTATATTACGTGCAAGAGAGACCACATTTTCACGAATTGTCGCTGAATCTAGAAATGCCTCGTTTGCAACTAAATTTGCGTTGAATGAATTGATATATGTGTTATATGCTAGTGTATCAATCAACACTGCGAAGTTGGAACCTTCAAAATCAAAACCAGCAAAGTTGGAATTTGCACGAAGATGGTCTCTTATTGCTACTTTGATTTGATCAAAATCTAAATTTGTAAACTGTGTAAAGGGCATATTATCTTGTTGTTTCTAATAAAAATTGAAATGATTGAGTTGGAACTTGCAATCCAGTTATATCAAAAAATACTGTTATATCAAAATTATTATCATCTGGTGTGGATCTTGCTTCAATTTGCACATTTGATACTCTTGGTTCAAAAGCTCTTATGGTATCTCTGATTTGATCCTCAATTATTACAAGTGTATTACGAGTATAATTTTCAAATAGAGATCTTCTCACATCAGTTCCAATTAAAGGTCTAAAAAACCTCTCATTTGGAATTGTTTCAACTAAATTTCTCACAGATCTTACGATTGCTCGCTCATTTACAAGCACAGGAAGATCTTTTGTCACTGGATGTGGTGAAAAAGACAAACTTATATCCTTAAATGCTC